GCGCAAAGCCTACGGGCCGGCTTGACCCACCCTACAAAACACGATTCAGGCGATGAGCGCCGCCAGCACATCCCGCACGAGCCAGCCTCGCAGCTCCGCGTCCTTGACCATCCCCTTGCGGACCGCGAGCGTCAGGGCCTCCGGGTTCTCCGGGATCGGGACGGCCGAGTATTCGAGCAGGTCCCACTCCGGGTAGCAGACGCCGCTCGCCGCCTTGCCGCGCGCGGCCGGAATGGGCACGACCTTGGTCGGCACGAACCCGACCGACCAGCCGCGCAGGACGCCCTCGGCGTAGAGCTTGAACACGTCTTGCGCGAACGGGGACGAGGCGCTGAACTTCGTCTCCGCAACGATCCGGTCGGCCTCGATGGTCAGCCGCTCGCAGGTGCCGATCGGGGGCATCGAGCGCTGGTGGGCCCACAGGACGACCGGGTTGCGAAGGAACTCGTCGGCGTTGCGCAGGCCGGCGGGGACGATCACGTCGCCGGCCCGGTCGGGGGCGGCCGTCGAGATGACGGCCCGGACGATCATGCTGGCCGGGTCGACCCGGAGGGTCCGGCCGGCGGTGGCGTGGGTCTTGGGGTCGGCACGGGCGGTGGTCATGGGAAGGCTCCAAGGGTGGTTGGTGGTTGGCAGGTCACACCCCCCGCTAACGCGGGGGTTCGCCCGGACCGGGCTTTGACGAACCCCCCGCGTTAGCGGGGGGGTGGGGCCGCGGCCCCGTGCGACGCATCGCCCGGCACCATCGGCTGATCGAACCGCGGGTCCGCGTACGGCCGTAGCCCCCGGCTCCGGCGGATCTCGTTGAACGTCCGCAACCCCGTCTTCGCATCCAGCTCGTCGTCGGCCCGCCGCTGGTCCTGGTTGCGCGGCGAGCACTCGGGGAAGGCGATCGTCACGTCCGGCCCGAACCGCCGGGCCAGGTCGCGGGTCAGCGCTTGAGCGATCAGATCGAGTTTCGGCTGAACGGTGCCTTCGCAGAACATGACCCGGGCGCCGTACCAGATGTCGGCGCCGAGACCCATGTTCTCAACGATCCCGGCAATTGGAGCGGGAACGCGGAACAGCGCAAAAATCTCGTCCCGGCTCAGCTTCGAGGAGTTGAGGTAATCCATCTCGGCCGGCGTCAGGGTCCACGGCGACGCCTTCAGGCCCTGCTCCAGCACCAGCGGCCGGGTCCAGTTCTCGCGGCCGCCGAACCGGCCCTGGATCTTCTCTTCCAGGCGGCGGATCGTTGGCTCGGTCAGCGTCTGATCGGTCTGGAGGACCATGCCCGGCCGCTGGCCGGAGAGGAACGTCTGATACCGGCTCTTCTGCAATTCGGTGTTGGCGTCGATGGTCAGGGCGTTGGCCTGGAGCGGCGAGAGGCCGTAGTGGACGTCAAGCGGGTTCGGGTACTTGAGGTGGATAACCTCATCGGGGCCGAACACCTCGGTCGGCATTCCGGGCGCGGCGACCTCGTACGCCCGAACGAACTGAGTCGGGTCCGGCACGACGCGGACCCACTGGGTGGGAATGATCCACAGCTCGCCCGGCTGCCCGCTATTCCGCGGGACCACGTACCAGTAACAGTTTTCCATTAGTTAGGTAATTTAGTAAAATACATGTCGGGACAGCTTTCCTCCCTTAGCTGCCGAATAATCTGCGCTGGTCCGGAAGGAAACTCGAAATGCTTCTGGCCTACTCCTACCTGCGGTTTAGTTCGCCGCAGCAGGCCGCCGGCGACAGCATCCGGCGGCAGATCCAGAACCGTGAGACCTGGCTCACTGCACACCCGCAGGTGCGGTTGGACACGTCACTCGTGATGACCGACGCGGGCCGCTCCGCGTTCCGGAGAAAAGACTGGGACACTTACGCGTTGGCGAGGTTCGTGGAGTGTATCAAGGCGGGCAAGGTTCCAAAGGGCTCTTATCTCTTAGTTGAGAACCTCGATCGCTTGAGTCGGGAGGATGCCGGGGAAGCAACCGAGCTGTTTCTCTCGATCGTCAACAAGGGGGTCGTGGTCGTCCAACTCTCGCCTATAGTCATGGAGTTCCAAAAGCCGGTCAACGTCCAAAGTCTGATGTTCGCCATCGTGGAGCTGAGCCGGGGGTACTCGGAATCGGCAATCAAGTCAGAGCGGGGCCTGGCCTCGTGGGCGAGAAAGCAAGCTAACGCAGCCAAACGAATTGTGACCCGCAAGTTGCCGGGCTGGATCAAATTCGAGGACGGCAAGCTGGTCTTGGACCGGATTGGAGCAAAGGTGGTGCGCCGCTTGTTCACCCTTGCGCGCGACGGCTACGGGTCATCAATGATCGCGAGGAGGCTTAACAGCGAAGGGGTACCCGTCTTGGGAAAAAAGGAGATCGCCGAACGGGGGCAGTCGCATCTCGAGCCTGCCAAGCGCAAGAAGCGGACCATCTTCTGGTCGGCGGCGGTCGTCTGGCACATTTTGAAATCTCGTGCCACAATCGGCGAGTATGTCCCCTATCGGCGGCGGAAAGATGGCTCGGGTGGCAAGCCCGTCCCTAACTACTTCCCTGCGGTCATTGACGCCGACACGTTTCACGCCGTCCAGGCTGCCATTGCCCGGCGCGGACGGCTGGGCCGGGGCCGACGGGGGAAACACGTCAACCTGTTCGCCGGACTCCTAGTTGACGCCCGTGACGGCGGGGCGCTGAGTTACTGGCACACTGGCGTGTCTCCGCCACTGCTGATTTCGGTGGCCGCGAAGGAAGGGCGGGGTGCCGGCTGGACGAGTTTCCCGGCCGAACCATTTGAAGAGGCAATCCTGTCGAGACTGGTCGAACTCAAGCCCTCGGACATTCAGGGGGATAACGATGGCGGGCGTAAGGTCGAGGCAGCGGCCGGCCGGCTCGCCGATCTCGATAACCTTATCGAGCGCTGGACCGCGAAAATGGACGACTTAGCCCTTGTGGACACGGTAGCCGCGAAGCTATCCGAGTTGGGGTCTAGGCGGAAGGCAGCAGCAGCGGAACTTGCCGAGGCCCAGCGAGAGGCAGCTTCGCCGGTGCCCGAAACGTGGCGAGAATTCCGCAACCTGGCCGCCCAGCTAAAAGACGCATCGGACGAACTTCGGATGAGGGTACAAGCCGCGCTCAGGCGGAGTGTCGACAGCGTCTATTGTGTATTCGTGAGGAGAGGAAGCTACGCTCTCGCAGGCGCCGTGGCCTACTTCCAAGGGGGCTCTCGGCGGTCCTTCACGATTATTCACAAGCGAGCAACGGCCAGCAACCGCCCGGCCAAGACTTGGTGCGGGTCGATGAAGCATCCCGACGGCCTGCCGTTCAACGAGGAAGATCTCCGCAACCCGGACGACGTTGATGGGGTGCGGCAATACTTGGAGAGTTTCCCGAAGCATCGGATGGACTGGCTGCTCTGCGACGAGCCGCTGGCGGACCCCGAGGAGGCCCGTGGCCAAGCGACGCTGCCGCGGCACGCCCCGCGCAAGAAGTCCGCCGCGACCGGCGGCTAGCGCTCGATTCTCGGTTCGGCTCGCGCTACAGTCGCGAGCATGGAAACTAAGATCGCCCGGCTCAAGGCCGCCTACGCCGACGGCGACTACGCCGAAACCCTGCGGATCGCCGCCCGGTTCCCCCGGCTAGGGGTCGAGAAGGAGCCGATCACGCGGGCATGGGCGGCGCTGCAGAACCCAGCGTTCTACCGAGACCTGGGGCTCGACCCGGACGAGCTCGTTGTCGCCGGAATCGCCGCGGTCCGCCGCCGCTACCGCCTGCCGTAGCAGCCACGACGGGCCAGGTCCAGCCGCAAACACCACTCCACGAGCGACCGTTGCCTTGGGCCAGCCATGACAGGCCCCAGCCCGGGCCTGCCGAACCCGGTACCCCGACCGGGGCCGCGGAACCCAACCGCAAGCGGGCATCGGGACTGCCCGCCGACCCGACTGCCCGTCTTCTTGCGGAAGCGCCGGAACTATCCCACGCGCCACAGTCTTGGCGGGGTCGGCAGGACCCATGGGAGTAGGTGCCCGGTGTGGTCGGCTGGGATAGACGGTTCACAACCGAGACAAGATCTTCGCGGCCGCGAACGGGTTACAGTAGCGATGTGAAAGAGCCCGCCGGCGCTTGCCCTTAGAAAGCGCGCCGGCGGGTTCGAACATTGACCGACGAGGCACCGGAATGCCAAGGGCAAATCGGCCCCCCGCTTCCCCCATTATACCGGAGGTCGCCCGCGCCGGAAGTCCGGCCCCGGCATCCTATGGATGGCTCGCGTCGGCCCTCCGGGCCCACGCCCAGGACCGCACTTGGTTCCGCTGGGAGACACCGGACCAGGCAAT